GATCTATTAACTTTATCGGACTTACCTTCGTTGCTACTCGCACAGGTGTAAGTTTTGAAGAAGTAGTAGGAAATGTTTAATCTAATAGAGGAATTCTAAGATGGCTAATTTAAACATACCAAACGTAAAAGACAGAACTCTTGAAAATTTCAAGGGAAGGATGTCTGGAGGCGGAGTAAGATCGAATTTATTTGAATGTGAACTTTATTTTCCAGCAGATTGTTTACCAGTAGGAGTTACTGATGATGCTCTTTCCGATAAGACAAGATTTTTAGTAAAAGGAGCAAATCTTCCTGCATCTACTTTAGGTCTTATTGATATCCCATTTAGAGGAAGAAACCTCAAAATGGCAGGAGATCGTACATTTGATCCTTGGACGATTACTGTAATTAATGATACTGATTTTTCAATTCGCAATGCATTTGAGAGATGGATGAATCTCATTAACAAACACGAAGATGCTGCAGGAAAAACGAATCCAACAGATTATCAAAAAGATATGATAGTCAAACAATTTGGTAGAGGAAAAGCGAATGGACTTGTTCCAACAACAGAAGCACAAATACCAGTTTTAAAAGCATATCAATTTTATGGCACATTTCCAACTTCGGTGAGTGCAATTGATTTGTCATACGATAGTTCAGATACAATTCAAGAGTTTACTGTAGATCTTCAAGTTCAATGGTGGGATGCTCTCGATCCTACAGGAAATACTCAACTCGGAACTGGTTCCTAAATAGTAGAAACTAATTGATGTATTGATGGCTAAATTATTTGGATTCAAAATACAAGATACTGGAGAAAATAAGTCTAAAAAACTTATTTCTCCAGTTCCTTCTAATGAAGAAGATAAATCTGATTATTATGTACAAAGTGGATTTTATGGGCAGTATGTAGATATCGAAGGTGTATATAAAAACGAACAAGACCTAATAAAAAGATATCGTGAGATGGCACTTCATCCCGAATGTGATAGTGCAATTGAAGATATAGTAAATGAAGCAATTGTATCGGATTTGAATGACTCTCCAGTAGAGATTGAACTTTCAAATCTAAATGCATCAAATAAACTAAAACAAATTATTCGTGATGAATTTAAATCTATCAAAGAAATTATGGATTTTGATAGAAAATCTCACGAAATTTTTAGAAATTGGTATATAGATGGAAGAATTTTTTATCATAAAGTTATTGATTTTAATAATCCTTCCGATGGTATTCAAGAAATAAGATATATAGATCCACTAAAAATTAAATTTATTCGTAAAGCAGAGTTATCTGGATCAAATGCAAATTTTATAACTTCATTAAATAAAGGAAAAGATTCATTAGAAATACATCAAGCACCAAAAATTGAAGAGTATTATTTATACGATCCAAATGCTTCGATAGGAACTGGAGGTGCTATTTCGTTTCGTAATGATTCCAAAAGTGTAAAAATAGCAAAGGACGCAATTACCTTTGTTACATCGGGATTAGTTGATCGCAATAAACAATCTATTCTTTCATATCTACACAAGGCAATTAAAGCACTCAATCAACTTCGTATGATTGAAGATTCTTTGGTAATTTACCGTCTTTCACGCGCCCCAGAAAGAAGAATATTTTATATTGATGTTGGAAATCTTCCTAAAATTAAAGCAGAGCAATATCTTCGTGATATAATGAATCGTTATCGTAATAAATTAGTTTATAATGCAGATACAGGAGAAATTCGTGATGATCGTAAATATATGGCAATGCTTGAAGATTATTGGTTACCACGTCGTGAAGGGGGACGAGGCACAGAAATTACAACTCTTCCTGGAGGCCAAAATCTTGGAGAACTTGCAGATATTGAATATTTTCAAAAAAAATTATATAAATCATTAAATGTACCATCAAGTAGAATTGATATTGGTGGTGGTGGTTTTAATCTTGGACGTTCTTCTGAAATATTAAGAGATGAACTTAAATTTACTAAATTTGTAGGAAGACTAAGAAAAAGATTTTCTGGAGTTTTTAACGATATGTTAAAAACTCAATTGATTCTTAAAAATATTGTAACTCCACAAGATTGGGAAACATTAAAAGAACATATCCAATATGATTTTGTATATGATAATCATTTTTCCGATTTAAAAAATAATGAATTACTAAATGATCAGCTTGGAGTAGTTGCTGCGATGGAACCATATCTTGGTAGATATTTTTCAGCAGAATATATTAGAAATAAAGTATTAAAACAATCTGATACAGAAATGAAAGAAATTGATGAGCAGATTAAAAAAGAAATCAAAGATGGAATATTACCAGACCCAACACAAGCAACTGATCCAAATACTGAAATGCCAATAGAAGGAGAGAAAGCACCACAAAAAGGAATGGATTTAGGTCAACCGATAATGGAACCAGATTTATCAAAATCAGAAAAAGCAACAGAAGTCGAAATGCCGAAAGGCGGAGAGATATAAATAGTTTATAGTTATTATATATTATAACACTATGGACGATTTAGTAGATATGATTGTTTCTGACGATTCTCCTTCAAAAATTTCAGATGCAATTAAGAATATTCTTTTTGCAAAAAGTACAGAAAGAATAAATACAGCAACACCTTATGTTGCTTCAAGTCTTTTTGATGAAGAGGATACGGAAGATTATGAAGATGATAATGAAGATGATTTTAATGATGATGATTATGAAGATGATGGGGAAAACTAATGGCTTTAAAAATTGTACAAAATATTACTGCAATAGCACCTCCAAATAATGGAATTGCTACAAGTGGAGTAATTAATTTACAATCTGGTTATTTAAGATTAACTGCTTCTGGCGGAAACATTCAAGTTCATGTAGTAGAAGGTATAAACACTGGAATCGCAAATAGTGAAAGTAGTTTTTTAATACCACAAAATACGAGTGAAATTTTAAAATTTAGAGTTGCTAGACAAAAAATATTAGGTATCACAACTGGTACTAGTACTACAATTACTTTTAATGAAAATGCAGGAGTTCCTTTTTCTGTTGGAGATAGAATAAGTATCCTCTCAGCTCAACCATCTGGGTTGAATACTTCATTTGTATTAGTATCAAGTATTAATCCAAATGCAAATTCAATGATTGTTGATGCAAATACTAGTTCAATTGTTGGAGTGATTACAGTTACAAATGCAACTGTATCTAGATGTGTAAAGGTAGAAGGATACGGAGAGTCAAATAATACACATTTGCATATTGCAGAAGTTCAAATCGCATCACAGGCATAAGAAAATGAAACTCATCACAGAGGAAATCCAAAAGGTCGAATTTATAACCGAAGGAAGAGGTGCTGCTAAAAAAATGTTTATTGAAGGAGTTTTTCTTCAAGCAAATCTTCCAAATAGAAATAAAAGACTTTATGAAATGAAGACACTGGAAAGAGAAGTTGCTCGTTATAATGAAAATTTTATTTGTAAAGGTCGTGCTCTTGGTGAATTGGGACATCCAGATGGCCCAACAGTAAATCTTGATCGTGTTTCTCATAAAATCATTTCATTAGTTCGTGAAGGCAATAATTTTAGAGGAAAAGCACAACTTCTTTCTACACCAATGGGTAAAATTGCTCAATCATTAATTGGTGAAGGTGTAACACTTGGAGTCTCATCTCGTGGTGTGGGTTCATTAATTAGAACTAACAATGGATATTCTTTGGTTGGCGAAGATTTTATGTTGGCTACTGCTGCTGATATTGTTGCAGATCCCTCTGCTCCGGATGCTTTCATTCAAGGTATTATGGAGGGAAAAGAGTGGTGTTGGAACGGTGGAATACTCATAGAAAAAGCAGCAACAAAAACATATAAAAGAATTAATACTCTTGTAGATAAAAGAATTCTCGATGAACATAAAATTAATCTATTTAAAGAATTTCTTTCAAATATTTAAATTATAAATAAATATAGATTTAATATAGGTAAATCGGAGAGTTCAAATGTCCCGTGGTAAAAACTTACAAGAAATGGAAACAGGCACAACCCAATCTCGAACTGCCGTAAATGCAAACGCACAGGCAGCAGAACCAATGCAAAAATTAAGCACAGGTATTGCTCCTGGGCAAACTGGTAGTTGGGAAGACCTTGGTGGTCCTACTCCTGAAAATTATCGTTCGGATGATGATTCTTCAAAACTTAGAACTCCAGGAGTATCACTTAAACAAGTTAAGGATGTTGTAAATAAAGGAGCAAAAGCACCCGATTCGATGCAAACTCTTTCTTCTGGATCAAAAAAAGAAGAAACTGAAGAGGATGAAGAATACGATCAAGAAGAAGAAAACGAAAAGAAAAAATCTTCTCGTCATAGAAAAATGGAAGAAAATCATAAAATGAAAAAAGAAGATGAAGATGATGAAGATGAAGAAAATAATGATGAAGATGAAGAAAATGATGATGAAGAAGATGATGAAAATGAGGGTAAATCTAAAAGAAAAAAGGTGAAAGAGTCGATCGACATTGAAGAGGATGTAAATGCTCTTCTTGAAGGTGAAGACCTTTCAGAAGAATTTAGAGATAAAGCAAAACTTATTTTTGAAACAGCAATTAACTCTAAAATTTCTGAAATTTACGAATCATTAGAGAATCGTTATGAAAAAGAACTTTTAGAGGAAGTAAATATAATCAAAGAACAAATTGTAGAAAGAGTTGATGCTTATCTTGAGTATGTAGCCGACGAATGGTTACAGGAAAATGCTCTTGTTGTGGAACAAGGCATTAAAACTGAAATGACGGAATCATTCCTTCAAGGAATGAAGAATCTTTTTGAAGATCATTATGTATCAATCCCTGAGGAAAAATATGATGTACTCGAGAGTATGGTAGATAAACTTGATGAAATGGAATCAAAACTCAACGAGCAAATTAGTAGAAATATTGCTCTAAATCAAAGACTAGCAGAATCGGTTGCTAATGTAATTTTTAGTGAAATTTCTGAAGGTTTATCAACCTTACAGAAAGATAAACTCGCTTCCTTATCTGAAAGTGTTGAGTTTGAAAGTGAAGAAAACTATCGTGAGAAACTAGTAACATTGAGAGAGTCTTATTTCCCAAGAAATACTAGCACTCAAAGAGATTATTCGGAACTATTATCTGAAGAAATGAATTACAGTGAAAATATCTCCGGAACAATGGGATCTTATCTTCAGACTTTGAGCCGAGTTTCTAAAAAGTGATTTTTAAATTATAAATCAAACTAACAATTTCCCAAAAGAGGTAAAACAAATGCAAATGTTCGATGGAGAACGTCTGCAGGATAAGTGGGCACCACTTCTTGATTATGAGGGTCTTGATTCGATCAAAGACTCGCACCGCAAAATGGTAACCGCTGTTCTGTTAGAAAACCAAGAAAAATTTTTAAGAGAAGAAAATCAATTCCTTTATGAAGCACCAACAATGGCCGCAGGGTCTGGTGGTTTTTCTGGAAATGCTACTGCTACTGGTCCTGTAGCAGGTTTTGATCCAGTATTGATTTCACTCATTCGTCGTTCTATGCCAAATCTGGTCGCATATGACCTTGCTGGTGTACAACCAATGAATGGTCCTACTGGACTCATTTTTGCAATGCGTTCACGTTATACTAATCAGTCAGGAACCGAAGCACTCTTTAACGAAGCAGATACATCATTTGCTGGTCAAGATTCTGGTTTTAATCTTACTTCTGGTTTCACCGATGGTGCTGCTGGTTTCGGTACTACTTCCAATCCTGCAGGTTCTAATCCTGGTCTTCTCAATCCGGTAGGAACTGCTGCAACTAATACCTATGCAACTGGTCAAGGTATGGTTACAGGAGATGCTGAGAATCTTGGGGCCGGTGCTGGTGATCAGTTTAATGAAATGGCATTCAGCATTGAGAAAGTTACTGTGACTGCAAAGTCCAGAGCACTCAAGGCAGAATACAGTTTAGAATTGGCACAAGATTTGAAAGCAATTCATGGATTGAATGCTGAAGCAGAATTGGCAAATATTCTTTCAACAGAGATTCTTGCCGAAATCAACCGCGAAGTTATTCGCACTATCTATAAGATTGCTGAGCAAGGTGCTGCAGTAAACACTGCAACTGCTGGTATTTTTGATCTTGATGTCGATTCTAATGGTCGTTGGTCTGTTGAGAAGTTTAAGGGTCTTCTTTTCCAAATCGAGCGTGATGCAAACGCAATCGCACAAAGAACTCGTAGAGGAAAGGGCAATATGATTCTCTGCTCTGCAGATGTTGCTTCAGCACTGACTATGGCTGGTGTTCTTGATTACACCCCAGCACTCAATGCTAACTTGAATGTTGACGATACTGGAAATACCTTTGCTGGTGTTCTTCAAGGTAAGTATCGTGTATATATTGACCCATATGCTGCTAACGTATCTGCCAATCAGTATTACGTTGTAGGATATAAGGGTTCTTCCCCTTATGATGCTGGTCTCTTCTATTGTCCTTATGTTCCTCTCCAAATGGTACGTGCCGTTGGTGAGAACACCTTCCAACCAAAAATTGGATTTAAGACTCGTTATGGTATGGTTGCTAATCCATTCGCTGAAGGTACTACTCAGGGTTCTGGTCGTCTTCTTGCTAATGCGAATCGTTACTATCGTCGTGTACGCGTTGACAACTTAATGTAAGTATAATATAAAACTTATAATCGGGGGAGGGTAAAACCTCTCCTTTTTTTATGCAACATTTTATATACAATACCACACATATTTGCAGAAAGTGAGGAACGCAAAAAACAACATAAGGGTTATGTTATTACGATTGTATCTTTTATTATAATTTTCATCAATACAATAATAGGAAGGACTATTAACTCTAATATTCTCAAATCCATTTTTATAATACACATTCCCATTTGAATATCTTCGATTTGTATAAGAAATAATATTTACAAAAAAATTAGAGATAAAAATACCTTGATGCTGATAAAAAACTTTTTTTGATTTCCTTCTTCATTTTTATAAATAACTCAAAAGTATTGAAAAATAGTGGCATTTACAAAAATTGCTGGTGCTG